CCTGCTTCTTTCTTTCCTTGTTCGTTATTTGATTTTAGAGTACTACTACCGTATTTAGGTGCTTTACCTTCACCCGATACAGAGTCTAACTCTTCTTTAGGGTTCATTAAGTCATCTAACATTTCCATAAGATTGTCTATTTCATCTACAGGTTGTGGCTCATCAGCAAAATGTAAAGCGTTATGTTCTTTGAAATGCTCTAAGTCCATACCTTCTGTAGGATATTTAGCATAACACTCATCAAGTAATCTTGACCAGATTTCTCTTATCTTAGCTTTAAACCTTTCTAGTTCAAGGTTCTCTACTGAGTCATGTTCGCATGTGTCGTCAAATATGTCCATTAAATTTATCCTTGCTTAATCTTTTTTTCTCTCGTTGGTTAAACCTAGTGCTATCATAACCATAACTAGGTCTTAAATCGTTGATTGAGAATATTCTTTGTGCAGGTTTACTACACTTTGGACAGCTTATTCCCTTTTGCATTTCTGCATAAGAACGCAATTCTTCAGTAACATGATTTTCTTCACATTTAAAATCGTAGAAGGGCATGTAAACTCCTAATTAATTCAGAATAACCCCCTCGTAAGAAGGGGTTACAGCTTAATTAACTATTAAGCAGGTACTACAAATGCAACACCAGCATCGTTACGAAGTTCTGCAACTCCATAAATAGTATCAGAGGTGAACAAGTCGCCTAAGTACTCTTGCTTATATTGTGTTTGTGACCTAACACCTACTTGTTCAGCAAGTACAAATGCGTCTTTGTGCATTAGTACACCAACTCTATCTGTATCAGAGTTACCAGAAGCTGTAGGACAGTTAGTAGATACATAGATATCAACACCATAGATGTTACCAATCTTACCAGTTTTAATAGCAGCACCATCTCCAATGAACTGTTGCTCAGTGAATCTAGAGATACCTAGTAATGAACTAGATGCTGTTGGTGGAATCACCATGCAACGATTGTCCATTGGTACATCAGCATCGTCAAGTGTAAGTAACATTTTACGAATACCAGCATCAGCAATTGCTGCTGCATTAGATGAGTTACCTGTATAAGCAGTAGAACCATTAGAGCCAATTACAGCGTTCTCGTAAGAAGCTGCTCCAGTTCCACCTACTGTACCACCTTGTAGTCCTTCAGATAGTGCTAGTAAGTCAGTGTCGACTCTTTTTGCCAACGCATAACCTGCATCATCGGTGTAGAACTTTCTCATAGAAGCTAATGCTTGTACTTCAGCAATATCTTCAATTAACTTTGAGTACTCATAATGAGTTGCAATGTTAACTGTAATTGCTGTATTAGTTGCAGCACTCAATGTTACTTGTGTGTTTGCAGCTTTAATACTAGCATCTCCTCGAGCCGGCACTGGTATGTATATAGTGTCGCCTTTTTTTCCTTTATGTGATAACTTAGTAACTAAGTTAGCAACAACAAGATTCGATTTATAAGCACCAATTACTTCATCACTCCACAACTCGGGGATGAAGTTGTTGGCAACCGCTCTTGTTACTTGGTTTGAACCTAAAGCCATTTTACTTCTCCATTAAATGATTATTTAACCCTTCCTTCTGCATACGCTTCTTGAATTTCATCAGCAAGTGACGCATAACGGTTGGGGTCTGTTATCTGTAGGTTGATTAAATCAGACCTACGATACATTTTCTTGCCACCGACAGATTGTGTGGAACGAGTTTCAGATACAGTTTGTCGTAATGCTTTATCAACTTTAGCCTTTTCTTTCTTTTTAACTTCTTGTGTTTTTTGTACCATATTTATTTTATCGTACATATCAAAAAGTTCAATAGCAAAGTCTGGTCTAAATTGTGTATCAGCTTTACGGAAAATATCTTTCCTTATTTCACTAGCACCTACCCATTCTTGAAAATTCTTGTCTGCGACTCGAGTTTCCCAGTCTGGATATGCTTTTTCAAGTACACCAAGTTTAGCTTGTTGTTCTTGTTGTGCCATTTGTTTTCTAGCTTTGAGTACATCTGGATGTTTTTCTATAGCTGCATTGACTGCTTTTGCAGGGTCAGTATAAAAAGCCTCTTCAAAACTAGGTTCATCTTCTTGTGGCTCTTCTATAGTAGTTTGTGCTTTGTTTTGTGCTTCGAGTAAACTTTGGATTAACTTTCGTTGTTCACCAACTTCCGTTCCTTGTTTACCAAACGCTTGTTCAGCGTTTTGATGCATTTCAATTACCTCTTCGAGAGTTTTTCCTGCATACTTTGCTGGTATTTCAACTTCTGGGGTTTCTTCAACTACATTACCTTCTGGTTCTGTTACTGCTTCTGCCTCAATTACTTGTTCTACCTGCGTTTCTTGTACAGGTTCTCCTGTTTCTGGTGTACTATCTACTACTATACTCATTTTTTCTCCGCCCCTGTGGGGTTATGAAGTTTAACTATGTTGGATTTCCATCTTGGAGTTCTTCCAACGCTATTGTAGTTGCTGTTTCTAAACTTAATATAAAGTTTATAACTCGCAACTGACCCTTGACTGCCCAAAGGTCTTGCTCAGAATTAATATTATCTACATTAGTAATATTAGATTCTAAATTTGATATATCTTCTTTTAAATCTAACCAGCCTTCATGTTCCATCATAGACATTCTGTCTATAAAAAACTGCTCATCTGTTTTAGGCATAGTTTATTGTATTCTTGTACTTATATCTGATTTTTTACCTGCTTGTTTTGCTCTAGCAAGGTTTAAAATTGTTTCAGATTTTAAATGTTCTACTTCTGGTAGATTTCTAGCTGTTTCAGAAATTGTATTTGCCATATCTACCTTGTCTTTTTCTATTCCCATAGCTTCTCTTTGCAATCTGATAGCTTTAGCTTGGGCATCTATTTCAGTTGGTATTAATGCTGCTGCTTCTGCTTGATGTTTAAGTGCTTTGGCGTTTTCTTCTGCTGCTTCTGCTGTTGTCTTTTGTATCGTAGCTTGTGCTTGTTGCATTTGTAACTGAGTAGCCATATCTTGCATCTGTTGCATCTGTGGGTCTGTTTGTAGCCCTTGCTGCAGTCCAAATACAATCTGGTCACGGTTATGTATGCTAGAATTTTGGAACATAGCAAGCAATATTACATTAAATGCAGGTGAATCAGCAGGTATAGACTGTAACATTTGCACCATCTGTTGCATTTCTAACTCTTTAGCCATAATACCCATAGTAGAATAAGGTATAAACTTATAATCAGTTACAGGGTATCTATCAACATCAAACTGTATCTTACGATACATAGCTTTGTTAATCATTGGTATAAGAAATGTGTTCTGGAAATTCATCAAGGTGCGTTTCTGACGCTTGATAGACGCTGACTGCATCATTGACATACCACTTGCAGTTTCTTGCTGTGGCATAGACATATCAGCACTACCAGTACCCATCTGAATCATGTTTTGTAGACTAGCTACTTGGTTAAATGTACTTGCATCCATCTGACCCATGTCTAATGGCATAATTGCATCTCTAGGATTACCATTAGTTAGTACAGTCTTACCTGCCCTAACCTCAAATTTACTTCCACGAGGTAAACGAGTAGCATCTGCAGCCATCATCATAGTGTTACGCAGTGCCATTGAGTCAATTCTTGCCCTCATCTCTGCATCAAGTGCTTTTTGTGCGTTATATCCCTTTTCAACTACCCCTCTACCCCAAAAACGGTTGGGAATAATGTCATGTTGGTACGCAACAAAAGGTCTATCCTTCATCATAAAGGCATTTTCTTCTACACGTAAGATAAACTCATCATTACATATAGTTACTACAGCCTCTACTAACTCATCTTTCTTTGTATACTCGAAGTCATCCTTATCAGCACTTTTCTTTAAAAATCTTTTAGGTACTAAACCCCAATACTCTGTTATTTTGACAGAATCAGACTCATCTGCTTGTTTTATTTCTCCATCAAACCCTAATTTTGCAGTATCGTAGTCACCATCTAGGGGTACATCACGGTATATGCCTGATTGAATCCCCTCAACTACATGATATCTAGGTTTAATTACTTCGTGGGCGACACCTAATGCTTCATCAATCGTATTTGCAGCAGGGTCAAACAAAAATTCGTGTGGTGATATAGGTTCTACTTTAACATCAATAGATGAGTACTCAGTAATACCACGCATACCAGTCATTGAACCTTCAACAGGCTGTTCTGCTGGTGCTCTTTCTATACTTTGATTAACAACAATCTTTGCAATACCTGTTCCGTAAATTGCAGCGTTTAAAAATACTTCTGCAATTGCATCTTTGCAGCCAGTCTTTTCTAAATCTTCTTGTAATAGATTTCTTATGTATTCTGCTTCACTATTGTCTTGGTCAAGCATGTCATCTTGTATATCGAACCATTTTCCCCTGCCAAATGTTGCTTCCTCGAGTTCGGCAACAGATGATTCTACAGCTTGTTGTGTAGCAGGTGCAATAATTCTTGAGCGTTCTGATGTTCTTGTACGGTCAGAAGAATCCCAGATACCTCGCCAGATACGATAGTATTCATCCCACTTGGCAGTATAGTTTTGAGAACGATGATTACGCCACCCATCTAATCTATACATTAACCAACTAGCTAGGGCTTGGTATTGTAGTTCTTTCTTGTCAAGCATAAAAATGTATTCCTAAGAAATTGTTGCGATTATAACACAAAACACAGTTTTAGTGTATGCTATCACTGAGTTCTTCTATTTCAATGTGACCATCCATAATCATCTTACATATAGATAGGTCTACTTTTTCATCATCGGGTATTAAAGTAGGGTCTATGTCATTGGCAAAATTTGCAATAATAGACAACGCTGCGACATACCTCATCTTTAAGGTAGACTCATCCGCACTAAATTCTAATACATCTTCATAATCTTCTTTATTTAAATCTTCAATATCCTGCAATATCATCTACTGGACTCCATTCTTCCTCTAGTTCTATTGTGTGGGCAAAGTCACTTACGCTCACTTGGTCTATATACGCTAACGAGTCGAGTAAATCGTCATGTGCCATCTTGTTTGGAAAATC